TTCCACCTGAACCCGCATTACCGAAAAATCCAGAAGCGCCACCACCTGAGCCACCGTTGTTTGATGTGCCTGGTCCAGGACTACCTGTTTGACCTTTATTGATGACCGCAGTTCTGTTTGATGTGCCTGATCCACCTGCTCCACCAGCTCCACCTGAGCCACCTGTAGCAGTTATTAAACTTCCTAAACTTGTAGTTCCACCTGCACTACCTCCACCAGCACCTGGGCCATAGTAAGTAGAACCACTGCCTCCTCCACCGCCACCAATAACTTCAAAAGTAGCGAATTGTGTATCAGCATCAGCAGTGTATGTTCCTGTAGCAGTAACATCTGTGTTAATTACACTACCTACTCCACCACCACTTGCACTAGCAAATTCAAGAGCACTCGCTCCTGAGTTAACTGTCAATACTTGACCAGCAGTTCCGATAGAAGTTAAGCCTGTTCCACCTTTTGATGTTGGAACAGTATCTAATCTTGCGTTTGCAACTGTACCAGTTGCAAGGTTGGTTGCATTCAAGTCTGTAAGTGCAGAACCGTTTAAGGCAGGTAATGTTGCAGGGAATCTAGCGTCAGGAATTGTTCCTGAAGCTAAATCTGCAGCGTCTAAATTTGTTAAGTTTGCTCCACTAACTGCGGGCAAAGTAGCAGGAAATCTTGCATCTGGTAAAGTACCTTTGTTTAACGCACCAGCGTCAGTTGATGAAGCAATTTCTACATTAAAATCTGAAGAACCATCACAATAAACAGTTGTATGTGCACCTTGTGTTATTAAAGTACCATTGGCTGTATGCCCTGTAGCTGCAATAGTTAATGTTTGAGAACCTGTTGTATTGTTAAAAAAGGTGTAGTTACTTTCAACAGCAGGAATAAAGACAACAATATCTCCTGTTAAAGCACCTGTGAGTTCAATTACTTTGTTAGAAGCCTCAGCAGTATCCGAAGCATTAGCAGTTGAAAGAGTTATATTTGCAGAACCAGCAACGGATTTAGCTAAATATCCTGCTGAAAAAGCATCAATAACATCTAAATTATTATTGGTGTTGGTACCCCATGTATTGGCATTTGCGCCAGTTGCCATCAGTTCTAATTTAAGTCTATCTGAAAAGTTACTACTCATGTTTTTACCTCTCTAAAATATATCTTTTTTTTATATCCTAGCAACACTTTTTTTATGCTGCGTCTACCTCGGTCCATGTATTACTTGCTCCTGTAACCACGTTTGCCCATGGAGTAGCAAAAGGATTACCTGTGATTATGGATAAGTCAAGTCCTGTTACATTTACCGTTGCTCCTGCTGAAGGTATCACAGTTCCCTCAGCAAAACTTAAAGCCACTGTTGAAACACTTACTATTACACCTGTTCCACCTGTCGCTGTGGCAGTTCCTGCAGAGAAACTTGAAGAAAGTCCTGTTGGTTGTACCAAAGCGTCTGCTTCTGCAACAGCAGTTCCAAGTGCAGAGGTCATAGTGACTGGAACAGGGTCTACCTGTGTAAAGATATCAATTACAGGAGTTCCAATAGCAAAATCTAACTGATCAGAAGGAGCGATGACTCCTACGTTTCCTTCTCCTACAATACCTGAAGCTCCTGATAAGGCTGCACCTATTGTTAAACTGTCTAATGTGACTAAGGAAGTACCTGTTTCGGTCGTATCGCCTAGAGCACTTGTCATCTCTAAGCCTGTCACAGAAACTATAACACCTGAACCTACTTCAACTGTAGGAGTGCCTAACGCAGTAGACATTGAAACGCTACTAACGTTGGTAATAAATTCTATATTCTCATTCCATGCAAAAGATCCCCATGTAGATCTTCCCCAACCTGCATCAACAGAACCTGATGCTGTCTCAGTGCCTAAACCAAAGGATGTTGATAAACTGCCAAGAACAACTCCTGCACCCTCTTCAATAGCTAATGCTCCTGATAGCTGTGTTTCAAATGTAACGGGTGTTACAGAAACAACGTGTTCAGGTGTGCCAATTGCTGTACCTAAAGCTGATGTTATTTGAAGTGAATCAAGTGTAACTACAACATCACCAACAAAGGTTTCAGTGCCTAATGTTGTTGTTGTCGATAACCCAGTAAGAGATACTGTGATCGAGCTTTGTTGGCCCCATGCGCCTTCGCCCCAATTATTTTCACCCCAAGCATCTGCCATGGTAATGCTCCTCTAAATTAAGATAATCTTAATATAGCACTTGAAGCATCATTAGTTGGGAATGCGATTGTGAATGTACCGTTTGTTGATGTTTTAACACTTCCGAAATCAAGAACACAAATAGCTGCATTAGTATTAGCTGCAGATCTATTATAGATCAAAGCTGCTTGAGCAGATATTGTTGCTGATGTAAAACTTGCGTTTGCAAAGTCAACAAATGCTGTTGAAGCTGTTGCACTAGTCGCTGTTAAGCCAATGGTTGGACTTGTTAAAGTTATACCACCCGCTGCGTATGTTCCTGAATTACCTACTTCGTTTGTTGCGGAATAGGCTGTTGTGTTTCCATTTAAAGTTACAGAGTTTGTGTACAGAGCGAGATTGATTGTATCGTTATCAATGTCATGATCGCCTGCTAACAGTTCTTTTTTAAATGAAGCACAGACTGCTTGATTTATTGTCATTTTTAGTTACTCCCTTATGGTGTTAGCGATTTCATCGGAATTCGTAACACACCATTTTGATACTCATCCCTACGTTTACGACCCATTTGCTCTTGTGCATAATCTTGCAGAGCTGTTTGGTACTTAGTTTCATATAATTGCATATCCTGTGGGTTTTTCAAGTAAGAAAAAGCTTCTGATAAAGTTCCAAATAATAAAACTTCAGGAGCGTTATTAGATAAAAATGTTGTAGTGGTAGTTGTTCCTGAACCATTTCCTAATCTTTGTGGAGTCTCATCGTACCACATCTCCACTGTGTAAGCTGTGTTTGGAGTAGGCGCTACAACTAAAGTAGTTGCATCCCAATTTCCCCAATACTTTGGCTTTCCTGTAAAATTCGTATCTGTTGTAGATCTTTCAGGAGAATATTCATCCATAAAAGTGGCATCTCTTTGTTGAAGCCAAGTTCTAGTTCCGTCAGTTTCTACCAACTGTAATCCTCTAGCAAATCTAAATCCACCTTCAGGTCCTGAAACATCTAAAAAAGCGTTGTTTGCTTCAAAGGTTGTAGTTGCATATCTTCTTTGATCGTCACTATCTAATTGTCTAGCAACTTTATTTTCTGTGTTTGTTATAAAAACATTAACAACAGAGTTAGATAATACATCACTTGTCACCTCTGTGTAGTTTCTTACATTGTCTAAAAGTTCAGAATAATTCATGATATTACCACTGCTACCTTACCAACACTTGAACCGATAATCAATGACCTACTTTCATTAGATGGTTGCATTCCATTAGAAGTAAATGAACTGTCTCCTGATCCTCCTACAAAAACAGTAACAGGTTCTTGTCTAGCTGGTCTAGCCCAAGGCAACGCCTGAGCATCAGCACTATGATAAGAAGGGTCTAATTGTGGATGTTTAATTTCAAAACATTCAGGACAAGTTTTTAAACCATTCCATTCTTGTCTCAATTGATGAAAATTATATTGTTGACCACATCTATCACAAAGGGCTATGGCATACTTACCTGTTGCAAAGGTAGCCATGTTATGAACCGTTTATAAAATAGTTTTGAGGAACAATGTGAACGGAAGCTCTTTGACCGTCTTCTGTCAGAGCTCTTTGTAATTCATCTTCATAATAAAGTTTTAAAGATTGAGTCATTTGAGGATTTTTCTTTTGTGACAAATAAAAAGCCAATCCTGATACCATGCAAGGAAGAAATCTAAAAGGAGCATCAGGAGTATTTGTGTAAGCTCCTGCATCTTGTATTCTTCCTATGTAATTATAGTTTATTTGAGTATCTGTTGTGTTTGGAGTTTGATATAAGTTTATTTGAACATTTGAAAGATTTCTATCCACATAATATTGAGTAGGCTGTCCTTGAGAAAATTTATTAGGTAAAGCCTGATACTCTGATCGTGATATCTTAGTCATAGTAGTATCAGTTGTTGTACCACTTGATACTTGTCTAAAAGTCATTTCTAAAACATCACTTGCATCACTTGGAGCAGTATATGTAGTTGTGCCTGCTGTTAAATTAGCAGTTTCATTTTCTACTTTCCATAAATGAACACCTCTGTTCATCCACTCTTGAAATAGTATATTTAAACTACGTCTAGCTGACTTTAAATCATATCCTGATCTAGTTTCTAAACCACATCTTTCATATGCGTCTTCTATAACATCGTCTATATCTAAATTAAAAGTAGTTGTACCAGAGGTAGTCATTTTACTTCTTCATCATTCCGCCACCACGCTTTTTGGCAACTTGCTTTTTCTTAGCAGTTCCACCACCACGCTTTTTAACTACAGATTTTTTCTTAGCTGGACCACCATCCATCATGCCCATAGCCATTGCTTTTCTAGGTGATACTTTTCCACCCATATTCATTTTCTGCATCATGCCACCACCACGTTTTTTAGCTACTTGCTTTTTCTTGGCCATGCCACCTTTTTTCATTACTTGTTTCTTTTTTGTCATCATGACTTTACTCCTTTTTTAAAAAGTTTTTCGTACGTATTTTGCCTTTCAGCTACTACTTCTTCGTAGTAATCTTTAGGCCATTTCTTATAATAACCTATCTTGTGTAGTTTGCAACTTGCTTCATACAACTGTTTAAATTTTTGTATTAGCATCATGGAATAAGCTATATTTCCATGTTCTACAGGTTCCTCTGTTGGATCTACTAAAAACTCTTGTTCATTAGGATCTGCTGGAGTTTCAGGATGAAAGCCCATAAAATATACATCTTTTCTGTTGTAGGTTTTATTGTAAAAATCTATTTTTTCTTGAAATTTTTCAGGACCATATTGTTCAAAAAAAGGATCACAGTAAATAATAATATCATGTTGTTTTTTATTCCAAGATTTTAAAACAGTAGTTAGTTGCTTTTCGTATTTAGATTTGTCCATACGAACTTCAATTCTAAGCTTATTATCTCTTCTCCATTTAGCTGCAAATGGACAGGCTGGAAATCCAAGATGTTTGTTCATTGGCTCCAAGACAGTCTTAGACCAATTAATTACATCAAGCTTTATTTCTTCAGCTTTTCTTTTTCTTGACAATTGTTTTTACCATTGTGGGTTTTCCACCTGGGTTGCCAGCTTTTTGTTTTCTACTGACAGCAGATCTTTTTTGACCTTTACTCATCGCTCTTGCTTTCGCTGCAGGGACACACTTAGGATAGTTTTTTCTTTTTTCTCCACCACTTCTACCACATTTAGGATAAGAACCATCAGATTTTTTATTGGCTATATCTACCCAATTTTCTTTTAC